TGGCGAGAAATTTGAAGACTACATGAAGGAGTTCAGCCATGCCTGATCCAGTCACTGGTTTAATCGTTGGAGGCTCTCAACTGCTTGGCGGCATGATGCAAGCTGATGCAGCAAGCGAGGCCGCAGGTATCCAAGCAGGCGCAGCAGGCGAAGGTATTGCAGAGCAGCGCAGGCAATTCGATGCACTTCAAGCCTTGCTTAAGCCTTACACCGAGGCAGGTCTTCCTGCGCTCCAGCAGCAGCAGGCCTTGCTTGGCCTACAAGGCCCAGAAGCAGAGCAAGCCGCTATTGAGCGCATTCGAGGTGGCGAGACTTTCCAGGCATTGGCACAGCAGGGCGAAGAGGCATTGCTTCAGCGTGCTTCGGCCACTGGTGGCCTGAGAGGCGGCAACATCCAAGGCGCACTCGCACAGTTCCGACCAGCTTTGCTGAACCAAGCCATTGAGCAGCAATATGGCCGCCTGGGTGGCATGACGCAGTTGGGCCAGCGTTCTGCTGCCGGTGTCGGCGCTGCTGGCATGGAGTCTGGAACCAATGTGGCCAACTTGCTGGCCCAGCAGGGAGCAGCCAGAGCTGGTGGAGAACTTGGCGAGGCCAAGGCATTCAGTGGCCTGTTCAACCTGCCAGCTCAGGTGCTTGGGTTCCAGTACGGCGCAGGCGGCAAGGCTGGTCTTGGCTTTGGGTTTTGAGGAATAGAACATGGCCACCATCAATCCATTCCAAGCCCCGATCAACTACGCAGTCGATGTGCAAAGCCCTTTTGAGGCGGCACTCGGTGGGTTCAAACTTGGCGCTGGTGTAGCAGAGGCTCGGGCACAAGTAGAGGCCCAAAGACAGGCAACTCAGAATCAACAGGTTTTTGAGACTGGTCTGCGCACATTCTTTGCCAATCCAGACCGCAAATTTGAGGACTTGGAGTCGATCCTTCCAATGGCCAACAAGCAGCAGTTTGATGCGCTACAAGCCATTGGCAAAAACATGGGCGAAAGGCGTTTGGAAAACGCCAAACTCTTTTCAGGCCAGCTTCTCGCAGCTCTTGAGTCAAATCCTACAATTGCTCGGAGCATGCTTGAGCAGCGTATTCAAGCCGAAACTGATCCGCAACAACGCGATGCCTTTCAGGCAACCTTGAAGCTCCTTGATGTCAGCCCAACTCAAGCGGCTCAGATGGTCGAATACACCGGAATGGGTGCATTCGGCAAGGACTGGTACGACAACGTAACGAAAATTCGTGCTGAGCGTAGGACTGCAGCGATGCAGCCAGATGTGGCCAGAAAGACCGCTGCAGATGCCGATGCGGCTGTGGCAGAAGCACAGAGAAAAGTTGCAGAAGCAGCAAACACACCAGATCGTCTGAGAGCAGAACAAGACTTGCGAGTCGCTCAGGTCAGAAAAGAAAGGGCAGATGCAGATGTGGCTGCTGCCACTGTGCAATCACGCATTGCAAAAGCAGCGGAAGAGGCCAAACCTGCGCCTGGCTTTGCAATCATCCCAGAGGCAGAAAGGGTAAGACTTGGACTGCCTGCTGGCGTTTATCAGAGGAACCTTGGAACGCAAAAGATCGAGCCTGTCAGCAAGGAGCTGGTGAAGATCGACCTCGGACAGCAACGAGACACGCTGGCCATGAAAGAGTTGGACGTGCCAAGGGCGCAAGAGTTCTCTGCCGCTGCAGCATCTGCTCGGACGCTGGCGCGAGATTCACGAGTGATTGCAGACCTGCTACGAGGCAAGGGAGGTGGCACCACTGTCAAGTTGACCAGTGATTTTGCCAAGACCCTCGGGTTTGAAACGGATACCGTCAGGGCCAATGACCTCGCCAACTCCCTGGCAATTCGTGGAGCTACACAACTCCGTCCTCCTGGCTCTGGCTCTACGTCAGACACCGAGTTTAGGGCGTTTGTCTCGGCCTTCCCGTCGCTGGCAAACTCTGAAGGTGGCCGTGATCTGATGGCCAAGTATGCCGAGGCTTTTGCGACACGATCTGCAAAACTTGCCGATCATGCACGCAAGCTGATCCGTGAGGACAAGTACACCGAGGAAGAGATCGCAAGGTTCGACACGAGTCTTGGCCCGATTCTTGGTCAGGATTTCTACACTGGCGCAAGAACCAGGGCACCCGCTGCTCCTGCTCCAGCCGCAGCAGCTCCAGCGCCAGCCCCAGCGGCTCCTGCGGCAGCGCCCGCAGCAGCCCCAGCAATGCCCTCTGGTTTCCGCGTAATTCGGTAAAGGTCAAGACCAATGGCAAGATATAAAGTCCAAGCGCCTGACGGCAGCATCATCGAGCTGGATGGCCCGGATAACGCAACAGATGTGCAATTGATCCAGGCTGCTCAGGCGGCCTATGCACAGCGCCAGCAAGGCGCTCAGGCACAAGCTGCCGCCACTGCTCCTGCTGCAGCTCCTGCCGCAGCGCCAGCAGCAATGGCACCTGCGCCTGCACCGGCTGCGGCTCCCAGAGCAGCTAGGCCTGCTCCTGCCGCTATGGCAACTCCTGCGCCTGTGGTTGCACCTGCACCGGCAGCTCCTGCCACTGCTCCTGCTGCAACTGCAGAACAGCAAAGGCCGATGGGATTTTTCGAGGGCTTGGTTGAGTCTGTCACTGGCCGCGCTCGCGCAACGCCTGAAACTCAGCGATTGCCTGAGTGGACAACCATGCCAGAACTCAACCAGATGAGCGTGGCATCTTTCAGAACTGCCCTTGGGTCGCTGCTCAGCAATCCAAAGGAGACGGTGCAGATTCTGCAGTCCAACTTTCCTGGCGTGCAGGTGCGTCAAGACGAGAAGGGTAACTACATCTTGCGGTCGTCTGTCAACCAGCAGGAATACGCTATCCCGCCAGGCCTCACGATGGGCGACATTCCTCGGGCGATTGGAGGCATTGCAGCTTTCACGCCAGCAGGACGAGCCGCAACCATTCCTGGCGCAGTTGTTGGCGCTGGTGCAACCCAGGCGGCCATCGAGGCAACCCAGGCCGTCACTGGCGGTCAAGTCAGCCCATCAGAGATTGGTTTGGCAGCGGTCACAGGCCCAGCAGGGCAGATTCTGCAGCGGGTGGCACCTCCGGTTACCGCAGCCGTGCGCAGAGGCGTACAGCGTGCCACAGGCCGCACACCGGCTCCTGCTGCGCCTGCTCCAGCACCTCGTGTCGAGCCGACACTTGAAGCCTTCCCTGAGCCAAGCGTAGATCAGCAAATTGCTGGACTCCGATTCCAGCAACAGCGTCTTGTATCAGAACCCCTTCAAGAAGGAGAGTCGGTATATCTGCGAGAACTTAGCATCAATGATCTACAGCGGCAGATAGATCAACTCAGCACACCTTCTGTGGCTCCAGCAGCCGCAGCCATACCCGAGGCACCACCTCCTGCTCCTGGCCCTGCTGGCGCTCCTATGGGCACGGCAATGGCTCCTGAAGTGCCGCCTGCAGCAGCCGCTGCAGAGGCCACAGCAGGTGGCGTCATCGATGTTCTAAACCTGGCACGCAAGGCCGGAGGTTTTGGGCCTGGATCGTCAGCGGCCAAGGCCCAACTGATTGATCTTGCGCAGGTCAACCCAGAGGCTCGTGCGGCAGCCGAGCGCCTTCGCATTGATTTGCCATTCGACGTATTAAGCGACAACCCGCAAGTTCGCAGTGCCGTTGGCCTGACCCGCGCCCTGGTTGCAGGCGAGGCTGAGGCTGCATGGGAAAGCACCGTGCGCCAGGCCATCCAGCGTGCCGACGAAGTATCGCAGCAGTTTGATGCGAATTTCATTGCTGGCAGACCAGCTCCTGGGGCTACATCGCAAAAGATTGTGGACAACTTGCAGCAGACCCGGCAGACGCTGAAAACTGATGCCAAGGCGATCTACGACCGTATCGACGAGGCGGTACCAAAGAATTCCCCAGTTGAGCTGAACAACCTCAAAACTTACCTTGATGACCTTCGTACCAATTTGGGCGCTGCAGGACGCATGACGCCACAAGAATCCAATCTGGCCAAGATGCTGGAGAAGGGTGAGCTGACCTACTTCGGCCTCAAGCGCGAGAAGGATTTGGTAGGCCAAGCAGTTGGTGGTCTGAAGTCACCATACGACAACATGGCAGCCGGTGACCTCAAGCGCCTCTATGCTGCACTGGCCCAAGATCAACTGGACAACGTGGCAACGCTGGCAGGCGAGGAGGCTCGGCGCGAACTGCGTGCGGCCAATCTGCTGACCGCCAAACAGAAGGCTCTGGAGAAGCGCATCGTCGGCGCATTCGGCCAGGAGATTGATGGCAGCGTGGCTCAGCGTATGCAGACGGCCATCACCACGGCTGCCAAGGGCGATGCCGCGGCCTTTAATCGTCTGATGAAGGTGGTGCCAGATGAGTTGCAAAAGGAGACGCTGGCCACTGCCCTGGCGTCTGTGACCGCAGGCAAGGCGGCTGGACGTGCTGCTGGAGCTGCCGAAACCGTGTTCAGCCCTGCAGAGTTCACCAAGGTCTATCGTGGCCTTCGAGCCAACCCACCTGTCTACTCCCAGATGGTCAAGATCATGGGGCCAGAGTGGGATCGTGCCTCGCGTGATCTCTACGAGATTTCGAGGCGCATTGCAGACGCTCAAGCTCGCATTCCGACCACTGGCAAGGCAAACCAGATTCTTGGCGATGCAGCGGTCCAAGGTCTGATGGGCCAGGTCATGTCCAGCAGCGTGGCACAACGTGCTGCCACTGGCGTGGCCAGCATGGTGCCTGGCGGTGGCCTGATCGCGCCAGACATCGTGCAGTGGATGTCTGCATCCAAAGGTGCTGGCGTGCAGAAGGCGGCCAAGCTCTTTGCCTCGCCAGAGTTCCAAGAGCTGGCTGTGCAAACTGCCACTAAAGGTGGTCAGCCAAGCCAGTCGGCGATTCGTCGCACGGCCATGAGCAAGTCCTTTGGGGATTTCGCAAAAGAAGCGAACCTGCCACAATCTCTGGATGCACGCATCCAGTTCTTGCAGAGTGCAATCCAAACAGGACGACAATTCGACCAGGAGAACCAACAATGAGCGCACTCTCGATCAAACCGCCATACCCAGCATTTGCTGGCGCTGACGGCCTGCCGCTGGAGAACGGCTACATCTGGGTGGGCACGGTCAACCTCAACCCGCAAACCAACCAGATCGCAGTCTATTGGGATGCAGCTCTGACGATTGCAGCACCGCAGCCGATCCGCACGCTCAACGGCTACCCGGTCTATCAGGGCACGCCCTCACGCTTCTACGCTGCCAGCGACTACAGCATCCAGGTGCTGGACAGCAAAGGCAGCCTGGTCTACACCTCTTTGAATGGGAACGTGGCTTCTGGCTCTGCTGCAAGCAACGCAACTGGCAATGGCACACAGACCATCTTCCCTGTGACCTCCACACCTTTTGCGATCTACATCAACGGCGTCTACCAGAATCAGAATACCTACACAATCGCAGGTGGGAATGTCACGTTCTCCGAAGCGCCACCAGTCACATCGGTGATCGAATTCTTGGTTTAAGGAGACCGAAATGCTCAAAACAGTTACCAACTTAATCAACGCCAGCCAGATTCAAACGCCCATCACCTTGCCTGGTGATGTCACGCTGTCCACTGGCAACCTCATCATTGGCACCTCGGGCAAAGGCATTGATTTTTCTGCCACACCGGGCACAGGCACAAGCGAGTTGTTGGCTGATTATGAGGAAGGCACATGGACGCCTGCCGATGCCAGCGGTGCTAGTCTTACTTTTGCCAACGTCAGTGCTTCTTACACCAAGGTTGGCCGCCAAGTTTTTGCTCATTATTATTTTACTTATCCTGTAACTGTTGATGTAACTGCAAATGCTGTTAGTGGCTTGCCGTTTACTGCGTCAAACGTCAATGCAGCGCGAGGCGGCTCAGCAGTAACATACAACGAAATGAATGCGTTTATTTCAATTTTTGGCCCTCGCAATGGAACTACATGGCAATACGTTAATGGTGTGGGTAATGCTTACACAAACGCACAAATGAGTGGCAAGACATTCATGGGCTGCATCACTTACTTTGTCTAAGGAAAAACAATGTCTCTGACAAAAGTTTCTTATTCAATGATTGCTGGTGCTCCAGTAAACATTGTTGATTTTGGTGCTGATCCCACCGGCACTACTGATAGTAGCGCGGCCATCCAAACAGCAATTCTTCAGACTTACGCTGCTGGCGGCGGTGCAATCTACTGCCCAGCAGGCGAGTACCGGCTGAACACTACCATTACGTTTCCCGAAGATTACTACATCACGTTTTACGGTGACGGATCACTTCGAACTCGCTTTACGTTTTACGGAACTGGCAATGCTATTTCCGCATCCAGCAGCTCTAGCGGCAAAATTCGTGTGGACATGAGTGGGTTTTATTTGGTTAAAGATGCGGCAAATACCAATGCCACCAACGGCATTTATCTAAAAAACTGCCAGTATGAATCCAACTTGAACGACGTGTTTGTTGATGGGTTTAACAAAGCTGGCACACAGACTCTAGAAGGATATTCGGTTTACTATTCTGGAATTGTTGCCATTTTTGCTTGGGGATTGACTTGGAGCAATGTAGAGGCGAGGCGCTGTGGCAATGGCTTTACATTCATCAATTTCAACAGCACAAGCACTGGCCTAAGTGCTTTGGTCAACGACCGCCACGGGATGTACATCATCGACAGCGGCGCAACGATTCTTGGTGGCGTACTCCAAGGCAATCATTTGCTCACGCAAAACGACCCTGCTGATATAAGCCTTTCTGCTGAAATTACCATTATTGGTGGAGCAACCCATTTGATGGGCGTTTATTTTGAGGGCGAAGGAACAAACCCTCCTTGGTCAGTGATTGTTGACGGCGTAGACCAATTCACTCGTTCGTATGGCTCGTCGGTTGTTGATTGCCAGATGAACCGTACTAGCAACAGCGACCATACTCGCGGCAACATTTTGGTAAGGTACGCCGAAGAAACCATCATTGAGGGTAACTGGCTACAGCCTACGTTCACTGACAGTACGGCAGCGGCTGCTGTGCCTCACATCTTTCTTAATCAGAATTCCCTTAACACACGAATCGGCCACAACAGCTATCAAGCCCGCCATTGGCAAGTTGGCCGACTGTATTCATGGCTGTCACCCATCATCAACACCACTGGCTTGCCTGCCTACACATACCCATTTTCATCTAGTGATGGCGGTTTAAAAACTATCCAAAAGCGTTTGCGTTTGGAGGCGTATTACGCCTCGCCAACAGCAGGGATGGGGGCGGCGCAGATGGTGGTGCCGGGCACAATTGTTTCAAAACATTGTCTAACCAGAATTGTGTGGTTGACCAATGTACAGGCCACAATGGGCGCTGATCTGTCAGCAGGCACTTTTACCGTTAAGGTGTACAACATTGAAAATGGTGTTGGATCGCCCATATTGATTGGAACTTACGCTTCCACAGGCACTGGCAATTTCTTTCAACTGTTGAACCAGCACCCTTACCAGACACGACTTGAGCCGGGTTTGGTGTACTGCACAGTCGAAACTAACGGCTCATTTGCGCCAACTGCATCTCAAGCAATTTACGTTGAACTTGAGTTTGAAGAATTTGACAACCATTAAGGAATCGATCATGGCATTAAAGAAAACCTTTACCCAGACGCAAGAGCCTTTTAGCGGTGTTCTTGAGATTGCAGATGCTTATTGGCGTGTTGAGCAAGTCACGGCAACAAAAAATGAAGCCGTCTGTGTTGTGACCATCAACAAACAAGACGGTGAAAACCTAACGCAAGTTTCAAATAAGCGTTACAGTTTTGCTCCAAAACTTGATGGCCGCAATTTTATTGCCCAAGCCTACGAGTATTTGAAAACCCTGCCAGAATTTGCTGGCGCAACCGATTGTTAAACCAAAGCCAGAGTGGATTCTCAGGCAAGAAAGGAAATCATCATGTTAGAAAAAGTCCAAATCGTTGACCGCATCGAAGTGGTCGAAAACGGCTGTGTGCAAGTTCGCACCAAGACCGCCATCAAAGAAGATGGCGTTGAAATCAGCAGCAAGTTCCACCGTCACGTTGTTGTGCCTGGCGACGATTACAGCGCCGAGGATGCCAATGTGCAGGCTATCTGCGCGGCAATTCACACTGCTGAAGTGATCGCAGCATATGAGGCAGCCATTGCTGCGCAAGGAGTCTGACATGGCACAGAACAGTCAAATCGCATTTGCCCCACTTGGCAACACAGTCGTTATCCCTGCCACCACTTCTGCATCAACTGGTGTTCAGGCTTTGGTGTTCTCAAGGCTTGATGCCCAAAGCACAGGCCAATACCGCATCATCAACAATAGCGCCAATACGGTGTTTCTGGGCGTTGGCAACACTGCAGCAGAGGCCGCAGCCAATGCTGTGGCTCCTGTAGCTGGTACTCCTACAGCGGCCATTGTGCTGATCCCTGGTGCTGTTGAAGTGCTGCGCTTTGCGCGTGAGTCATTCTTCAGCGGCCTGGCCCCTGCTGGCGCATCCACTGTCTACATCGTGCAGGGCGAGGGCATGTAATGAGCCAGGTCGATGCAACTGATGCACGACTTCAGACGCACGAAGAAATTTGTGCGCTGAGATATGACCAGATCAATGCGCGACTCAAGCGCATTGAAGGCATCATGATAAAGACCGCTGGCATCATGCTTGTGTCAATGGCAGGAACCATTTTTGCTGCGATCTGGATGACAAAGTGATTGATCCCATCACCGCCCTTGCTGCGGTATCTTCAGCGGTAAACCTCGTCAAAAAGGCTGTCAAGACCGTTCAGGATGTGCAGTCTTTGGGGCCGGTGCTGGGTCAATATTTCGACGCCAAGGCGCAGGCCATCGAGGTTGTAGAGAAGGCCAAGACGGGCGGCTTTAAAGGCTCGGCACTTGGCAAGGCACTGGAGCTGGAACTTGCTCTGGAGCAGGCTCGGGAGTTTGAGGAGCAGGTGAAGATGCTCTTCTTTCAGTCGAACAAGATGGATGTCTGGATGCGCATTACGGCCAGGGCTAAGCAGATGGAGGCCGATGCCGCCCGTGCTGAAGGCAAACGCAAGGCAGAAGCAAAGCGCAGGCAAGCAGAAATCGATGACATGTTCTTGATCGGCATTGCGGTGCTGACCGCTGTGTTTGTTCTAGGCATCACTTTTTACTTTGTGGTTAATGCGCTGCAACATCAGGTATGACCGAGAAGCTCAACGCCAACACCACCCTCGATAAAATTCTGGGGTATGTGGACAGCCCGTTCAAGCTGTTTGCGGTGATTCTTATGGCGGTGATTGCGTTTGCTGGTTATGCTCTGTACGAAAGCCAAGACTTCATCCGTGACGCCTACAAGGAGTCGCAGAAGCTGCCTGAGATACGAACAGACCGAGCCGATGATGCGGCGACGATGCTGTTCAAGCAAACTGGTGCAACGGTGGTGGCGATCTTCAAAGTCAACCCGCTGTTCAATTCCAGGACGCTCTACAAGGCCTACACCAAAGACGGGCGCGACAAGACGATTGAGAACATCGACGTTGGCCTGTTCACGCACAACTCGTCGAATAACTCAGATGTGGTCAAGCTGATGACCAATGAGATACCATGCGGCGAGTATCGATACGCACAGTCCGAGGTCGGTCTTTGGTATCTTGAGAAGGGCGTGACGTACACCTGTCGAGTCAGCGTCCCGCCAGACTCGCATCGCTTCGTAGGACAGGTCACAGTTGGCTGGGCAGCGCAGCCAGCAAACCTAGAGCAGACAAAATTCATGCTGGAGATTGCCAGCGCAATGTTGACCAAGAGAGGAAGCTGATATGGACTGGCTAAAGCAGATCGCACCAACGATTGCCACCGCACTGGGTGGCCCATTGGCAGGCATGGCCGTCTCGGCAGTCTCCAAGGCCATTGGCGTGGACGAGGCAAAGGTGGGCGATCTGATCGCCTCCAACAAACTGACCGCCGACCAGATCGCGCAGGTCAAGCTGGCCGAGATTGAGCTGCAGAAACAGGCACAAGAGCTGGGTCTGAACTTTGAGAAGCTGGCCGTTGAGGACCGCAAGTCTGCCAGGGAGATGCAGGCCACCACTCGCTCAATGATGCCTCCCATCTTGGCTGGCGCTGTGACCCTGGGCTTTTTCGGCATCATGGTGATGATGTTCTTCAACCAGATCGACAGCAACAACCCTGCTATCCTGATGATGCTCGGCAGCCTGGGCACCGCCTGGACAGGGATCATTGCCTACTACTTCGGCAGCTCGGCTGGCTCGCAGGCCAAGACCGATCTGCTCTCCAAAGCCACCAAGTGAGGACATCATGAAAAAGAACTTTGAAGCTGCACTGGATGCCGTCCTACATCATGAGGGTGGATTTGTGAACCACCCAAAAGACCCAGGTGGCATGACGAACCTCGGCTGCACCAAGAAGGTCTGGGAAGAGCATTGCGGCCATGAGGTGGACGAGAAGGCCATGCGTGCGCTCACGCCTGCTGATGTGGCACCTCTGTACAAGACCAAATACTGGGACAAGGTGCGCGGCGACGATCTGCCGTCCGGTGTCGATTACGCTGTCTTCGATGCAGCCATCAACAGCGGCCCAGGAAGGGCTGCAAAGTGGCTCCAGGCGTGCGTTGGCGTCGAGCAGGATGGTGGCATAGGCCCAAAGACTTTGGCGGCCGTGTCGGCCTTTGACTCGCAGCAGCTCGTCGAGGACTATTCCAAGCGCAGGCTTGCTTTTCTTGTTAACCTACCAACTTGGACAGACTTCGGCAAGGGCTGGGGCAGGCGCGTTGCTGATGTGCAGGCCAAGGCAGCCAGCATGACTGCCTGAGACCTGCTACATGGGCTTGCGCGTGCGGCACGCCTCGCGCATGGCTGGCGTGAAGTCTGGGTGAAACGATGCCAGGCTGCAGTCGATCACCCGTCTTTCAGGTGCGACTATTGCAGATGCTGCGATCAGCACGATCCACATGCATGTGACAAATGTCACGCCAAGCACCAACAGCATGACACTGGCCATCCTTTTCAGGTATCCAGTCGCAGGACTGGGCGGCAGTGGCTCAGCGGCCAGCATGACTGGCCTACATTTGGCCACACGGGAAGGGCACTCGCGGCCCTGCACGCAGTCTTGGTCACAGCAGTTCATTTGTCCAAGCCCAAGAACAGACAAGCGTGCTTGTGGCTCACGCCTTTGGAGTCGATGTAGGTCTCTCCGCAGCCTACCATCCACTCCATGAGCAAGATCGCCATTGCAACACCGATTGCAGTGGCCAGAGCCAGGTTGAGCAGCTTCTTCATTTCTTGGCCTCCGAAGGTGGAACCCAGCCCATTGCACGAAAGCGATCCATGATGTTGGTGGACGCTGCTGGCACATAGCGCCAGTTTGGATTAAGCAGACTTGGCCTGATGGCCAGCCAAGAGGGTTGCTGAGGTTGTGGGGCTTGCATGGTGGTCTCCTTGAAGAAGGGGCCAGTGGCCCCTGGTTGTGATTAAGCGTCTTGCTTCTCTGCAAAAAGACGCTGAGCCTCTATATCTTGATCCACATACTCATCAGAACCGTAAGCAGGATCAACTTCGTACCAGCAGGCTGAATCCAAAGCCACACCAGCCTTCAGAGCAGCGTTAACACGCTGTGCCAGACGCTCTGCCTTTGCCGATGCTTCTTTGCGAAGATCAGGGAAGCAAGGATCACCAGTCTCCTCGCAAACTAATTTTTGAGTGCCGTTAAAAATGGCTTGATGGCGAAAGCGACGACCTGCTTCGTTTTCAACCAAGACATAAAAGCACTCGGCAATGAAGGGATGACCATCGCAGGCATAACCTGCGTTGTACAGATCAGATGCGGCATATGCGGTGTAGGTTGTGTTCACGTTCAGCTCCTTGCTGGTTGTGGGTTGGTAGGCCTCCAGTATACCACAATTTCCCACAATCTAATCAACTAGGGACAAACCCTAGTCTTTGGGAGTTTTTGCGGCAATCACCTTGGCCACCTTCTCAAGCGTTGTGAATCGGTGCATGTTGGCGCACTCATAGCGCCTGTACTTGGCATTATCTGCACGCTGGCGAGTTTCCTTCACCAGCGTCCAGGTGCCGCAGACAGGGCACTTCATGCGGCCACCTTCTTGCCCTCGTCTGCCAGCCCCTGCTTGATGTAGTGCAGCACCTGGGCGGCAAGCGTGCGGGTATCGTTTTCAGCCTGGCGGCGCAGCGCCAGCTCAACATCTGCTGGGATGCGGATCGTCATGTATCGATCCTTGGTCTTGGCGTCTGCGGCGGCCATCAGTCCGTGCCCCCAGCATTGGTGACTACATCCTCGAACATGTCGAGAGTCGCCTGGCCGGTGGCCAGCTCGACGGGGATGCCGTGCGTGAGCAGGCTCACCAGATCGTCCTGGCCAGCCACCTCGATGTCGAATCGGGTCTGGGCTGCGTACTTGATGGCCTGGGCCTGGTTGGCTGCACGAATCAGGCGGTGCTTGTTGGTCTCGGTGTCGGTGACGACATAAATGCGCGTGGTCATGTGTTTCCTATGTGGTTGGTGAAAAAAGCGCTGATCTGCTCTTTTGCATGACCAGCACCTTTCCCCACTATACAACAGAATCCCACACTTTCGAGATATGCGATCCAGTCTTTTTGCTCGGCACTGAGGCTGCCGCCTTTGCTTCGTTTCATTTCGACCCACAGGCTCCAGGCAGGCACAAACAGATCGGGCACGCCAGAGGCCACACCTTCGGCCTTCAGGCGGCCAGCGGTGGCTTTGCTCCTGGCACCGCCATTTGGAATGGCAAAGATGCGCACGTCTGGCCAGGTCTGCCGAAACCAGCGCACCAGCTCGCGCTGCTCCTCGTGTTCGGTGGGGATTAAAACGGACATGCAAACTCCCATTTCTCGCAGGCATTCACCTCGTCAGCAAACTCGCCTGGCGGCCTCATGTCAAAGACCGAGCAGTGGCCTTCCTGGCTGAAATGCTCGCAGGTGTGGCAGCACTTCGGCGGCCCAGACTGCAGCCACTGGCGATAGTCAAGAAGGAATTGTGGTTCTGGTGGTCTGGCGGTCATGTCCAACTCCTTTTCAAAACACGGTGAAACTTCCCGTCCATTTTGTACTCGATGGCCTTTGGCGGCTGGCTGTTGCTCATCTGCACTGCAAGGTATTCCAGCCCTTCGCTGTCGCCCATGCGCTCGGCCTCGGCCAGATGTGCACCTGACGAGTTGGCCATCTTGAAGAGCTGCTGCATCGCACGCTCTCCAGCATAGCCATCGTGCAGCACCGGCAGGTACTCAGTGATCGGTCTGTCGGACAGGCTGCCATAGTAGGTGCAGGACAGCATCTCCTTGCCACTGGCCTTGCTGATGTGCCTGCGCCAATTCCAGCTCGTCACCTCAAGGTCTTTGCCTTCCAGGCCCATGATGTCGTCGTT